CGTACCGGCGAACCGATGGCCGCGCCGCGGTCGGTCGGGTTCCTGGTCTGGACGGCCTACAGTCCGCAGGCATCCTGGGCGTCGATCGTGCGCGACTTCGAAGAAGCCTATGCCGAGGCCGAAAAGGGCAAGCCCGAACGGTTGAAGACGTTCACGAACACGACGCTGGGACTGACCTGGCAGGAAACGCTCGAGCGGCTGGAAGTCGAAACGCTGAAGCAGCGCGCCGGCGGCTATGCGCTGCGCACCGTTCCGGACGGCGTGCTGGGCATCGCGGTCGGTGTCGACGTCCAGGATGACCGCTTCGAACTGATGACCTGGGGATTCGGCCGCGGCGAGGAATCCTGGCTGATCGACTATGCGGTGCTGCACGGCGACCCGGGCCGAAAGTCGTCCTGGGATCTGCTGGACGGCTACCGCGCCACCCGGTTCGACCGGGGCAGCGGCGGCACGATCGGCATCGACGTCATGTCGGTGGACACCGGCGGCCACTTCACGCACCAGGCCTACAACTGGTGCCGGATGCGAAAGAGTCAGAACGTTTTCGCTATTGCCGGCGACCGCAAGCCCGGCCAGCCGATCCATGGGAAATCGAACCTGATGGACGTCAACTGGTCCGGCCGAATCCTGAAGGGCGGTGTGCGCCTGTGGTTTGTGGGCACTGACACGGCCAAGGATCTGCTGCACGCCAGGCTGCGCATCGCGGTGCCGGGCCCGGGCTATGTTCACTTCCCGGAAGGCCTGACGGACGAGTTCTGGGCCGGCTTCGCCTCCGAGGCCCGCCTGCTGCAGAAAACCGCATCGGGCGAGGTATACCGCTGGACCAAGGTCGAACTGCGCAACGAGCCGCTGGACGGCACCGTCTATGCCATCTTCGGCGCCCACGCGATGAACTGGGACACCTTCACCGACAGCATGTGGAGCCAAAAGGCCGCCCGCATGCTCAACGCAGCCGGCCAGATCGCCGCACCAGCTGGTGCACCAACCGTCCGACCGATCCCGCCGCCAGCGCCGGCCCGCCGGCCCGCTGCGCCAAACCCTTTCGCATCCGACGCATGGAGCTCACGACTTTGACGAAACCCTCAAGCCAGGAACTCATCGACGACCTGGTCGCGCTGCTGGACAAGGCGGTGCAGGACGTTCTGGCCATCCCGCCGCCGCACTCGACCCAGGCCGCCAAGGCGTTCGTCAATGTCCTGCAGACCAGCTACGGCGGGCAAGAGGTTTACATGCCAGCCCGGCGCGATCCGACCCGCGACGATCGGCTGCGCGAGATGGCCAAGACGAAAAGCCGGCAGGAAGTGATGGCGCATTTCGGCATCAGCCAGTCGACGTTTTACGAGGTCGTTGGCACGCGGAAAAAGGCGGCGGCCGACGCCGGCGATCAGAGGTAGCTGGCTCGGGATTCCAAAACCACCCGGGAAATCGGAACGGGTGCGCGATACGGTGGCGCGCGATGACCACCGCTACCGACATGCTCGCCAAGTACCTCGAAGCCGAGGCCGCCATCCTGGACGGAAAGGAGGTGCGGCTGGCTGATCGCATGGTACGCCTTGAAGATTTGGAATGGGTGCAAAAGGGTCGGCGCGAGTGGGAATCGAAGGTTTCCAGTGAACAGGCCCGGGCCGCCGGTGCGCAGCGGGTCGGTGGGTTGAGCTTCAGTCTGGCGCGGTTCGATGGCCGCTAAACCGCCAATGAACATGCTGGACCGGGCGATTTTGTGGGTCGCGCCGGGTCGCGCGCTGCGCCGGATCGCCGCCCGCCAAGCGGTCGCCCACTACGATGCAGCCACGCCATCGCGCCAGCGCAAGATGCGCGGCGAATCGGCCTCGCCGGTCGATCTGACGCAGGCGTCGGCCGCGCAGATCCGCAACCAGGCCCGATACGCCGACAAAAATCACGACATCGCTCGCGGCGCGCTGTCCATCCTGGTGAACAACACCGTCGGGCCGGATGGCATTGGTGTGGAGCCCCAGCCGCGCCGCCGTGACGGCACCATTCACGTCGAATATGCCAAGGCGCTGCTGACCGGCTATCGGGACTGGTGCAAGCGGCCCGAGGTGACATGGCGCCATTCGTGGTCCGCCGGGCAGCGCCTGGTGGCGAGGACGTGGTTTCGGGACGGCGAGGGGTTCGCGCAGCTGCTGACCGGACGGATCCCGGGCCTGGATCACGGCACAAAGGTGCCGTTTTCGCTGGAACTGCTCGAGCCGGACATGCTGCCGCTCGATTTCGACGATATTGGCCGAGGCATCCGCCAGTCGATCGAGCGCAATGCCTGGGGCCGCCCGCGCGGGTACTGGGTTTACAAGCAGCATCCGGGTGATCGGTACAACGGCCTGATCGGCATGACGGACGTCAAGCGAATCGACGCCGGATCGATGCTGCACCTGTTCACAGCTGACCGGATCGGTCAGATCCGTGGCATTTCAGCGTTCGCGTCGGTGCTGACGCGCCTGGACGACATCAAGGACTACGAGGAAAGCGAGCGGATCGCCGCCAAGGTGGCGGCCAGCATCACCGGTGTGATCAAAAAGGGCTCGCCGGAGCTTTACAACCCATCCGAAGCGCTGGACGCGGACGGAAACCCGATTGCGCGCGACATTCGGATGAGCCCGGGCATGTTCATCGACAGCCTGGCCACCGGTGAATCGATCGAACTGCTCGATCCGAGCCGCCCGAACCCAAACGTGGTCACCTTCCGCCAAGGGCAGCTGAAAGCGGTCGCCGCTGGCATCGGTGCGGCCTATTCCTCGATCGCGCGCAGCTACGACGGCACATACAGCGCGCAGCGCCAGGAACTGGTCGAGCAGTGGGTCAATTACGCCTGCCTGACAGACGAGTTCGTCGGCCAGTTCGTGCGGCCGGTCTACGAGGCTTTCGTCAATGCGGCGATGGTGTCTGGTGCGATCCCTGTGCCGACCGACGTGGTGCCCGATTCGGCCAACGACGCGATGTTCGTCGGCACGCAGATGCCGTGGGTCGATCCGATGAGGGAGGCCAGCGCCTGGCTGGAACTGGTCGAGGCCGGCTTTGCCAGCGAGGTCGAGGTCATGCGTGCGCGCGGGGTCAACCCTGACGACACGCTCGAACAGATCGCCACTTTCCGCGAAAAAGCCAAGGCCAAGGGCCTGATCCTCAAATCCGACTTCGCCAACGCCCAGCAGGGCGGGGCACCTGGTGCTGCAGCTGCCGGGGGCAAATAATGAGCATTCTTTCGCAAGTCGCGTGGACCGACCCGTACTGGTTCGGCAACGAGTTCGGCGACATCGCCGGCAAGCAAGTGGCCGGGCCTGACGGCATGATGGGCCGCTTCCAGCTCGACGGATCGGGCGCGTACAAGCAACACTGGTTCACGCCGGCAGAGGCAGCGCAACTGGTGCCCGGTCAGACCTACACCGTGCGCCTGTCGGTCGCGGGGGTTGGCGGCAAGGCTCTGTGCCATGTCTCGACGCTGCACGCGGGCGGCTACTACAGCCAGCAGCAGTCGTTCGAAGTCGCCGATGGCGTCTACACGCTGATCGAGTGGCCATTCGTCTATTCGGGCGCGGACCTGGGCGTCGACATCCGCAACTTCAGCGGCTACTACTACGACAAGGTGGGCCACCCGGCGACTGGCATCCGCATCGGGCCGCTGACGCTGCTGCCTGCGGGTGCTGTGGCGCCTGCTCCCGCTCCGGCTCCGGCCCCCGCGCCGACGCCGGCACCGGCCCCTGCTCCCACACCCGCGCCAGCACCTGCACCTGCACCTGCACCCATCCCCGTCATCACCAGCAACGCCGATACCGCGCTGCTTCAGTCGATGCTGAATGATGGCGTGTGCCTGCTCGATGATCGCGTCTACACGCTGTCCGACCCGCTGCTGATCGGCGCGCATGGCGTGGTCATGCGGTCAAAGAATGGCCGGCTGCCGCCGCGAGCGAATACCCCAATCGCTGACCAGTGGGGGCCGATCCTGCGCTATGCCGGCCCCGATCAAGCGCTGCTGGTCAAGCGCGGCGACGGGAAAGGCAAGTACATCAGCGGCGTCAAGGTGCAGGGTTTCCGCATCGAAGCGCCCAATGCCCGCCAGTGCATCGACGCCTGGGGCACCGCCACGTCAGTGTTTGAGGATCTCGCGCTGATCGGCCCGACCATTGTCAATCAGGGCGTCGTGATGCGGGTGCGTGGCGGTATTCAAACCACGTTCCGCAACATCGACTTCTGCGGCATGGGCTACCCAGAGGCGATCCCGCATGGCGACTTCAGCCTGCGCGCAGTCGCCGGGTTGCAATGCGAGCCGGGCACCGATGAGAATGGCAACATGACCAGCCCGTTCACCGGGTTTGTCGCTGACGACTGCTATTTCCACCAGTGCCGGGCGGGAGCGATCAACTATGCCGGGCTGATCACATTCCAGGGTCAGTGCATTTTCGAGGACAACCTGGTGGGCCTGATGCTGGGCGACACCGCCCGCAGCATGGTGCTGGGTGCCTACTGGGAAGCGAACCGCGAATCGCTGATCCGCATCGGTGCCGGCGCCACCCTGACGCTGGTCGCTGCCGAGATGAACAACACCGCCAACGCGCCGTACTTCTTCGACGGTGCCGGGTTCCGCAGCATTTCAATTCACGGCGGCTACACGAAGGGGCCGGGCGCGCTGTTCAGCCCGCAGTGTGTACCGCAGGGGCCAGGCAGTTTCGCTGCGGCCTACGGTGCGCCGCTGCCGTACCAGTCGAATGTCGGAGCACTCACCATCGTCGGCCCTGATGGGCGCGGCGCGGCTTACTGAATCAAGGAGTAGGACATGGCAGGTTCTCGCAAAGCAGACCTCGAAACCTACGTCGATACCTTCGTCACGCGCATGCGTGTCGGCCTGGTGCAGCACACCGAGGATGCTGATCCGCCGCCTGCTGCTGATCCGGTTGCGCCTGTCGAGGCTGCTGCGCCGGTCGATCCCGCGCCGGAAGCGGACCCGCAGCCGTGAAGAAATGGGCCGCCCGGCTCGCGCTGGCCATCCTGGGGCTGATTGCCTGGCTGATCGCTCCGATTGTCGCGTTGGTGATGTGGACGGCCGGTGGCGCCCAGGCCAGGGCGCGCGCTGCAAGCGCCGCGGATCATGCCGATCGAACGCTGAACGCGCTCACCGGGAACCCGATCGGCGTCTGGCTGTCGCAGGGCTCCGCAAATAATGCCGGGACCGGTTGGCGCGTGCTGGCCGTCCTGCTCGAGGCTGGCTGGCCTGGCCACATCGATCAATTCAAGCAAGGAAGCTGACATGGGCGCTCTGTCCGATTTCGTCGAGAACAAGATCATCGACTGGTTCCTGCGTGGGCAGGCATACACCCCGCCGGCGACCGTCTATGTGGCGCTGCTGACGGCAGCACCATCTGATACCGGCGGCGGCACGGAAGTCTCCGGAGGCAGCTACGCGCGCGTCGCGGTCGCTTCCTCGCTGGCAAACTGGGCCGGCACGCAGGCTGCGGCCAGCACCACAGCATCGAGCGGGACTGGCGGCACGACCAGCAACAACGGCGCCATCACGTTCCCCGCGCCGACTGCCAACTGGGGAAGCGTCACGCACATGGCAGTCTACGATGCCAGCAGCGCCGGAAACCTTCTATGGTATTCGGCGCTGACCACTGCCAAGACCGTGAATAACGGTGACCCCGCGCCGAGTTTCCCCGCTGCATCCCTGACGCTGCAGCTGGATTCGTAACGCATGGCCCTGTGGACGCCGGCGCTGCTTGGCGCCAGCGTCAAACGATGGTTTGACGCTGGGGCGGGTGTCACGCAATCCGGCGGGGCGGTGTCGTCGTGGGCCGACCAGTCCGGGACCGGCGGCACCAATTCCAGCGCCGACCAGGCAACAGCAGCAAACAAGCCGGCTTACAGCGCCACCGGTTGGGATGGCACGAAGCCGGCGATCACCTTCGACGGTGTCAACGACTTCCTGCGGTTCGACTTCGCGGCTGTCCCGGCTGCTCCGTTCCTTTTCATCGCAGCGATCAAGAATTGGTCGACCGGGGCGAACGATGCCTGCCTGTTCCGGGACAGCAACGGCGGCGGCGCGGTGGCATTCCGCTATGCCGCGCAGAATGGCGGGGCGAACTGGGCCGCCTACGGCAACCCGAATTTCATCGCGGACAACGGGATCTACACGACAGCCGCCTGCGTCGCTGAGTTCTACTTCAACGACACGACCGGGTTCATTGCCGAGACCGGGACCAACAGCGCCAGCTCGCCGGGATCGACTGGAAACAGCACCGCCACGACGGTAACGACCGATCTGGGCGCGTCGGTGTTCGGTGGGTCGTATGCCGGCGTGACGATGGGCGAGTGTCTGTTTTTCGTCGGCACTCTGGACACCGCTACCCGCCAGAAACTGGAAGGTTACTTCGCCTGGAAATGGGGCGTTCAGGGCAGGCTGCCGGGCGGCCACCCGTATGCGTCGGCCGCCCCGACAACGGACACGCCGATCGCGGCCACTGCCGCGGCGTCGGCTACCGCCACGGCAGCGCTGTCAACATCGATCCGGCTGTCTGGCAGCGCGTCAGCTGCCGCCAGCGTCACAGCCGCACTGTCGACGTCAATCCGGATGGCGTCCGCGACATCTGCCGCAGCAACTGCAGGCGCCGCGCTGACGACCAGCATCCGTCTGGCGGCATCGTGTCAGGCGGGCGCCGGCGCAACGGCGGCCCTGAACGCTGGCAGCGGGATTGCGTCACCGGCCCAGGCTGCGGCAACCGCCACCGCGAGCCTGACCACAGCAATTCGCCTCGCGGCGGATGCCCAGGCTGCCGCCGCTGCCGCAGGGGCACTTGCGACCGCGATCAGGCTCGCGGCTGCTGCCGGCGCAGCTGTGGTGGCTACTGCGGCGCTGACCACGCCTATCGGCTCGTACATGGCCCCCGCGCCGGCCGAACGCCGTGCCCGGACAGGATGGGGTGGCAGCCGCACGGCAAAGACTGCGGGCGCCGTCGTGCGCACCGGCAGACCCTCACCATCGAATCGGACGGCGATCCTATGAAAAACGGCTTCTATCGCGACCTGCAGGGCCGCCTGCGAATCAAGACGACACCTGGCGACAATGTCGACTACACCCTCGACTATATCGACGAGTTTTCCGTCGGCGAGACAGTCAGCACCAGCACCTGGTCGGTTCCGGCCGGCGTTACGAAGGGAGCCGACGGTCGGTTGGCGCAAACCACGACAGTGACGCTTCGCGGCGGTGCGGCCGGCGCTTCGGACCCGATCACAAATACCGTTCTGACGTCGGCCGGCCGCACCTTCGTGCGCACTTTCTGGCTGGACTCTGTGCAATACCTGTCGTAAATATTCCAGCATCTTCCTAGATTTCGGAATTCATGCCCGATAAGTTGCCGGGCATGAAATGGTTCTACATCAATGCCAAGCAGGCCGCCGACACCGCGCAGGAGATCTTCATCTTCGGCGACATCGGCGAATCGTGGTTCGGTGAGTCGATCACTGCCAAGCAATTCGTCGACGAACTGGCCGCGCTGGACACCGCTCTGCCGCTGACCATCCGCATCAACAGCATCGGCGGTTCCGTCATCGACGGCCTGGCCATTTACAACGCGATCAAGCGCCACGAGGGCGAGGTGACGGTGTCCATCGAGGGCATCGCCGCATCGATCGCGGGCCTGATCGCAATGGCCGGCGACACCGTCGAGATTGCCGAAAACGCCCGCCTGATGGTGCATGCGCCCTGGGGCTCGACCGCTGGCAACGCACAAAAGCTGCGCCAGTACGCCGACCAGCTGGACGCCTGGGCCGAATCGATGTGCGCCTGCTACGTCGCCAAGACCGGCAAGCCGCGCGACGAGATGCTGGCCCTTCTCAAGGATGGCACCGATCACTGGTACAGCGCCGACGAGGCGATGGCCGAAGGCTTTGCCGACACCGTTGGGCCGGCCGTCAAGGTCGCCGCATCGCTGGATATTTCCCGCTACACCACCGCGCGGCCGCAGGCCAGCGTCGTCAAACCCACGAAGGAAACTCGCATGACTGAAGCCGAAATCCGCGCCGCTGCCGAGGCGAAAGCCGCTGCCGATGCCGCACAAGCCGCTGCCATCCAGACCGCTGCCGCTGCCGCCGCGCAGGCTGCCCTGGCGGCCGACGCCGAGCGCCGTGCCGGCATTCAATCGCGGTTCGCGCCGTTCGCATCCTTCCCGGGCGCCGGCGACTTGCTGGCCAAGTGCCAGGCCGACCACAAAGTGTCGCCGCAGGATGCGGGCGAGCAGCTGCTGGTGCTGATGGGCAAGAATGCCCAGCCGGCCAACGGCGGGTTCGTCTACACCGTCGAGGCCGAGGCTGACAAGCAGATCAAGGGCATCACTGCCGCGATCGAAGCGCGTGCCGGGATGGCCGCCGACGACACCGCGAACGCCTTCCGATCGTTCAGCCTGATCGAGATGGCGCGCAGTTCGCTGGTTCGCGCCGGCGTGCGTGACCAATTCCAGGACAAACGTCACCTGGTGGCGTCGGCGTTCACCCACACCGGCAGCGACTTTCCGAAGATCCTCGAAAGCATTGCCACCAAGGCCATGCTCAAGGGCTACGACGAGGCCGCCGAAACCTTCCAGCTGTGGACCGTCAAAGGCTCGCTGCCCGACTTCAAGACCGCCAAGCGCGTCGACCTGAACACCTTCCCGGCGCTGACCAGCGTCGCAGAGGGCGCCGAATTCCAGTACGCGACCATCGGTGAGCGTGGCGAGTCGATCGTGCTGGGAACATACGGCAAGCTGTTCAGCATCAGCCGCCAGGCCATCATCAATGACGACCTGTCCGCCTTCACGCGCATCCCGCAACGCATGGGCCGCGCAGCCAAACGCACCGTCGGCGACGGCGTCTATGCGGTGCTGACCGGCAATCCGACGATGGCAGATGGCGACGCGCTGTTCCATGCCAATCACGGCAACATCGGCACCGGTGCGGTCATTTCGACCGACTCGGTCAGTGAAATGCGCACGAAGATGGCCCGCCAGGCTGTCGACGGCGTGACCGTGAACATGCGCATGGCGCACCTGATTGTGCCGGTGACGCTGCAGGATCGCGCCAGCGTGGTCCGCGCCAGCCAATACCACTACGGTGCATCGACCACCACGAACACCATCCCGAACGCGGTGCAGAACACGTTCGACGTGATCGCCGACCCGCGACTTGATGCCAACAGCACCGCCAAGTGGTATGCGGCGGCCGACGGCGGCATGTTCGACACCATCGAGGTCGCTTACCTGGACGGCAACGAAACCCCGTTCCTGGACCGCAAAGAGGGCTGGAACGTCGACGGCGTTGAACTGAAGGTGCGGCACGACTTCGGCGTCAAGGCGCTGGACTTCCGCAGCATGGGCTACAACGCCGGCAGCTGACCCACCACCTCGAATCGAATAGGAGCACCACAGCATGACCACGAAATTCCTCGCCGAGGGCGAAGTCTTCAACCACGTCGCATCGGGCGCCAAGACCGCCGGCCAGGTCGTCCTGATCGGCGACCGGATTGGCATCGCGCTGGCGGCAATCGCCGACGGCGCCACCGGCGCGCTGGCCGTCGAGGGTGTTTTCACCATCGACAAGACCACGCCCGAGGCTTACGCGCAGGGCGACCAGCTGTACTGGGTCGCGGGCACGTCCAAGGTGTCGTCGACTGCTGGCAGCAACAAGAAAGCCGGCATCGCCGCGGCTGCCGCGTTGTCTGCCGCGACGACCTGCGCAGTCAAGATCAACGCCTGAGCAATGCGCCGTGGCGAGCTTCGCGGATCTGGCCGCACGAACGAATGCCCGGGTTGCAGCCCGGCTGTTCGACGTCACCGTCGTGTATGACGGCGGCCAGTTCCTTGCGCGCTATGACAGCCCCTACGGCGAATCGGTAGGGGTTGCCACCCGGCATCGCAGCGTTACGGTGGTGGACGCCGCCGCCGCGCTGGTTGCCAACGGTGATCCAGTATCCATCGATACTCTGGATTTCACCGTGACCGGCCGCGAGCCGGACGGCAGCGGTTTCACTGTCCTGCGCCTGTTGCGGGCGTCCTGAAATGGCCGACCATGCCCTGCAGCAGGCCCGCCAGGCGCTGTTCACCGTTCTGGACACGGCCGCCGGCCTGCAAGCCACCGTGCACAAAGGTCGCCGCACCGTGTTCGCATACGCCGAACTGCCGGCCGTGAACATCCGATCGGCCGACGAGGAAATCGAGCCGGCGTCGCTGCATGCCAACCCGGTGCAACTGCGCCGCGCGACCCTGGTGCTGGACATCAACTGCGCCGCGGTCGACGAC